ACAATCTGTTAATCCTAGCCCGATTATAGAATTATTTGAACTTACATTAGATCCTGCACTACACGGAACAACTACAATACAAGATCCTGGAGGCAATAATATTACAACAATAAGATTTCACAATAATACAAAAGATACAACGAATCAAGACAGTATTATCTGGAACGGAAATACATATTACAGGATGCCTATAGAAGCAACTGGTTTTAAATATGATCCACAACAGTTACCAAGACCTACCTTGACCATTAGTAATTTAGCTATTATTGCAACAAATATTGGTAATATGTCTGGTATTTTAAGTGCAGTTAATGGTGTAACTTTTGCTAATGATTTAGTCGGTGCAACCTTAAAAAGAAGAAGAACACTTGCTGAATTTTTATCAAATAGTAATTTTACAGGTAATAATCCATACGGTACACCTGATGATACACAGGAATTTCCTATTGAGGAATTTCAAATAGCTAGAAAATCAATCGAGTCAAGAAATATTGTTGCTTTTGAATTAGCTGCTGCCATTGATAATTTTAACGTAAAATTACCAAAACGTCAGTTTTTGCCCGGAGAGTTTCCTGGTATTGGAGATTTTTATAGTTGATTTACTGGCAGAAAAAAGTTATTGAAGATGCTTTAAAAGAAAGCCCAAAAGAAATCTGTGGGTTGTTAGTAAATATAAAAGGTAAATTAGTTTATAAAAAATGTAGAAATCTAGCACAGATACCAACAGATCAATTTATTTTAAGTCCAACAGATTATGCCGAAATAGAGGATGAATATGGTAATGATGCAATACAAGGTATAGTCCATTCACACCCAACTACAAGTGCTTTTGCAAGTTTAGCAGATAGAGTGTCCGCAGCAAGAACTAATAAACATTGGTATATTGTTAATCCACATACTGAAGAGTGGTATGATTTTATTCCAAAAGAATATAAACAATCATTATTAGGTAGACCGTGGACTTGGGAATATACAAATTGTTGGCAACTTATCAGGGAATTTTACAAAGCAGAGTTAAATATTAATCTTATTGATTTTGAAAAGCCTGACGATCCAGAAGATTTTGCTTTTAATCCTACATTTATGAATAGTTATAAAAAGGCTGGCTTTAGAGCTTTAGACGATGACGAGCAAATAAAAATATATGACTGTCCGTTAATGTCTTTTTCGGGAGATCAATTTAATCATGTTGGTGTTTTATGTGAAAATAATATGTTGCTTCATCATCCACAAGGCAGATTATCTTGTAAAGAAGAGTACAATAGGTATTATAGAAGCATTACAGGTAAGATTTTTCGATATGTTGGGTTGCCCTCGTAAAATTAAATTATATGGGGATTTAGCTGAGTTTGTAGGCGTTAAAGAGATCGAAACTGAAGTTCATACAGTAGCAGATGCGGTCAAATGTCTAATTGGAAACTATCCACAGGCAGAAAATTATATGATGGACAAAAGCTATAAAGTTATAGTAAATGAAAAGCCTAGATCATTAGAGGAAATACATTTTCCTACAGGTCAATCGGATATAAAAATTGTACCTGTCATTAGTGGTCAAGGAAGAGGATTTGGTCAAATTATATTAGGTGCTGTTTTAATTGCAGTACCTTTTATGACAGGAACCGTAACAGCGTCAGCATTTTTCAAGGGTGCTGAAGTTGCAGGTTCTCTTGCAAAAGCAGGGTTATTGGCAAAAGCAAGTATATCAATAGGTGCTGCTTTAGTTCTTAATGGTGTTTCTCAAATGCTTACACCACTTCCAGATGATAGTACTGAAGAACCAAATAGTTTTCAATTCAACAGCCCTGTAAATACTTCGATTGCAGGATTACCAGTGCCAATCTTATACGGAGAAAGAATAGTTGGATCTGTGGTAATTTCAGCGGGCTTAAATGTAATGGATAACTAATGGAAGAAAAAAATTTAGACATTATTAGTGGTGCTGGTGGTGGTGGTGAAACTGTTCCATCTGATGAAGATACTTTAGACAGTCTTTCAAAAGCTAAAATATTAGACGCTATTTGTGAAGGTCGAATCGAGGGCTTTCCTTCTGCTTTGGACGAAGGAATAGCTTTTGCTGCAACAAACTATTATAAACACGCACAAAAAGATGTTTATTTAAACGATACTCCGATTGTTGATGAAGATGCAGAGTTAAATGATGATGGGGAATTTGATGAAGATGATATTAACTTTGAGGATATAACTATTACTCAAAGAGTAGGAACTGCTAATCAAGATCTTATAAAGGGTTTTCATGCCACAAGACAGGAAATAACTGTTAATAGTGGAAATATTTCACAAAATAGTCCACATAACGTAAATTTTAGTATTAGCAGCTATCCTAATGCTGACAGAATAAGATTAATAATAAATGTCCCATCTTTACTAAAATATAAGAAAAACGGAGGCATAAAAGAATTAGAAGTTATATTTAAAATGGAATACAAGGTTGATGGTGGAAGCAATCCTAATGAAGGTTTTCAACTTGCTTTTGGTGGTAATACTAGTATAAAGGGATTAACTGTAGATCCTTTTCAAAGAGAATATACTTTTGATGTCCCATCTAATTATGCAGATGGAACTACTTTTAATTTAAGAGTAACAAGAATATCTAATGATCCAGACGTACCACAAGAACAATCATACATTCAGTGGTTTTCTTACCAGATCATCACGTTTGATAGAAACAAATATCCAAATACATCCTTAATAGGATTTGATGCAACAAGTGAAAGTTTTTCATCAATACCAAGACGTTATTACAGGCTAAGAGGGACGAGAGTGGCAGTGCCAAAAAATGTTTATATTGATAATTCTAACCCTACTGATGGAGACAGAGCAGGTAGACTTGTTTATAATTCTTCTGCAACTTGGGCTGGTGGTACATCTTTAACTGCAAATGGAACTTTAAGGAGTACATGGCAAAGACTTTATACAAACGATCCAGCGTTTTGCCTCTACGATTTACTTGTTAATACTCGTTATGGGTTATCTATACCAGAAACAGCTTTAGATGAATTTAGTTTTTGGAATATTAGTCAATATAATAATGAACTAGTCAGCACTCAACGTGATGTTGGAGATGCGATAGGTGCTCAAAAATCAGGGACTTGGACATTAGCAGCAAATAAATCTAGTGCAGACATAACTTGTACAGTAGATCATAAATACCAAACAAATGATTTAATAAGTATTACGTTTACATCTGGTACGTCTGGATCATCACCAGCTACACAAAATAATGCTGTAGTTTTTAAAATTAGAAGATTAACCAGAAGGCGTTTTAGAGCAACAAAAGTCATACCTAATAGTAGTGCTTTGAGTGGAAATTGTACTTTTTTTGAAACTGGTCAAGAAGCTAGATTTTCATTTAATGAAATTATAAATAAAGAATTTAGAGCCTATGATTTAATAAATGCCATCTGTAGCAATATGCGTGTCATGCCGTTCTGGGCTGCTGGCACTTTATTTTTATCACAAGATAAACCAGCACCACAGGTAAATGGTGGAGCCTACAGTGCAACACAGGATGTTTTACCAGCATATATTTTTACTAATGCAAATGTAGTTGAAGGTAATTTTACATACGAAGGAAGTGATATAAAAACTAGATCAACATTAGTAATAGCAAAATATTATGACAATAATCAAAGAAAAATATCCTATGAACAGTTTCCAACTGACGATGTTATTGCAAATACAACAATAGGAGATGTAACTACAACAACTAATGCTGGTGGAGATATTGCCATTGCTAAGTATGGAATAGTTAAAAAACAGATACAGGCTTATGGTTGTACAAGTGCAGGACAGGCACACAGATTAGCTAAATGGACAAGAGAATCAGAACAATTACTAACAGAAACAGTCACTTTTACAGTTTCTCTTGATACAGGTGTAATTGTAAGACCAGGACAAGTTATTGCCATAAACGATCAGGTAAAAACTGGATCAAGAAGAGGTGGAAGAATATTTGCTGTTAATGGAACGAACCAAATAACAGTTGATGATGCAAGTGCATCAAACTTACCTGGTAACTCTGTTAGCTACACAAGAACTCTTAATGTATTAATGCCAGATGGCAGCGTTAGTAAAAAGACTGTATCTAACATCACTGGTGCGGTTATAACAGTTAGTGGTAATTTTCAGATGAAAGTTAATGATTCAGATGGAAACGCACCTGGCGATCCAGAATATACAGAAACCTTTGCAAATACAGCACCAAATGTAATGTCAACTTGGATTCTTGAAACATCAGGAGGAACATCTGGACAAAATTTGCAAAACCAACTTTATAGAGTTTTGGTAGTAACGGAAGAAGAAAGAATTAATTATAAAGTAACTGCACTTTTATATAATCATACTATTTATTCTGCGGTTGAAACTGGCTCTAAAGTTACCTTCAGAGATGCAACTAATATTGATAAAAAACCAAAAAGAACATCAGCGGCAACAATAACAGAAAGGCTTTATAAGGAATCTATTAATCAAAGTGAAACTAATTCAAATAAAGTTGTAATTAAATCAAGATTAATTATTCAATGGAAACAAGTTGAAGATGTCAGTAAGTTTTTATTAAAAATAAACAAAAATGGAACTGAAGAATTAGAAGAAGTACAAGGTTTAAGTTTTGATATTCTTGATGTAAGACCTAGACATAGATATGATATAAAAATATTTTCTATTGGCCCAGGAAGCGGAAGATTATCAGGCAAATCAAGAGATGTTGGTATAGATACTGTTGGTAAGACAGAGCCGCCAAATGATGTGACAGGTTTAAGTGTTACTGCAAATGGAACAACAGTTGGAAATATTGTTTCTTTTAATGAAAATAACCCTAATCCTGATTTTACAAATGGCCCAAATGCTAACCCTCAAGTCGAATTTAAAGATTTAGATATTGCTTTTTATGAAATTCACAAATTAAGTGCAACAGAAATTTCAAATAACTCAGGAGTTTCAGTTTTTACTTTAATTAATTTTGGCACTAAAGGTAGTACCTTTGTTGGAAGGACCACAGGATCTACTCGTATAACAAAAGATTTTCTTACTGAAAGTCATACATATTTTGTAAAAGCCAGAGATACAGGAGGAAGATACAGTTTAAACGCTGCTACTTTTGTATTTACACCTGTAGCACCTTCCGCACCACAGGCGGTGTCAGGTTTTCCAGTGATAGAAAATAATACAGTTGTTTTAAATTGGGATGAACCAGCGACAATAGGTTCTTATGCAATAAAGCGTTATGAAGTTACAGATGGGTCTAATACAACAAAGAAAATAAAATCTAATGTCACTACTTACGAAACACCTTTAAATTTTTCTGGTACAAAAACTTTTACAATAAAAGCTATTAATCATGCTGGTGCTGAAAGTCCAGCTTTAACTTATTCAATTACTGTTCCAGAACCAGTTTTTCCTAATAATGCTGAAGTTAAAGTAAAAATTACAAAAGAAAATATTATTCTTAATTGGCCTAATGTAACTAAACAAACTAATATGCCTAATGTTCTTGGTTATAAAGTAACAACCAATTATGCCGATTCAGATGTTAACGGAGAAGATAATATTTTTCCAATAACTGTGCAAGATTCAAAATTATTTATCCCTATAACTGCTGCAAATATTAATAGAAATAACAATGGTACTAATAAAGTCAGAACATTTACTATAAATCCTGTTTACGAAAGAGTAGATTTTCCTGATACTGGAATTATTGCATCAGGGGCAGATTCTACATTAACAAAAACTATAACTTTCCAACGACCACCAGCACCTACTATGAAAGGAACACCTGTAATTTTTACAGGAAATCAGGCTACATTAAAATGGAATCCAGTTGAAGGTGGTTTTAATTCAACAACAAATGTAGCAATATTTAAAATTCATAAATATGGAATTTACAGTTCTTCAAATAATTTATTGTTTGAAAGTAATACAACAAAAGTAACTTTTGAAGTAAGTGATTTTGCTAAAAACAATACCAATATGACTAAAAATTTTAAAATTGCAGCTTTAGATTCTGGTTATGTTAATGAAGACGATCAAACAATAAAAAACTATTTTAGAGGTGATTTTGTCACTCAAACAGTACAAGTAGCACCATTTGTTCCACCCAATTTAATCGAGGATTTGCCGTAATATGAGTTACAAATTAGGAAGTGAAGGAGGACAAGGTTTTGTTACCATTAGTTATGGCAAACCAAACAGAACTGAAACACAAAATCTAAGTTTTAAAGACTATAAGATAACAAGATCAACTTCTTCAACCTTTGCTGGTATCACAACTGGAAATACAGATTTAGTTGTTTTTACTAATTCGGAGTCATTTAAAGAAGAGGTAAGTTGGCTTGTATCACAAGGACAGAGATATTATTATGTTCAGACTAGAGATATAAACGACAATTTATCAACAACTGCTTTAAAAATACCAGTTGAAATAAATGTACCAAGTATTCCACAGGCATCAGATACAGGCACATCAGAAGTTATTGATAATAATGTTTTATTACGTTGGAAAGCTGGCAATATTAATGCAAATAATCAGTTAAAAATTGCAACTTTTGAAATCCGCAAACATAAAAGTAATGCAAGTGACACAACTGATTTTGCTTCTGCAACAGTTATAGGTAGAGTTGATGGTGTATTTAATGTTGTATTTGAACAGGCTTCTGACATTTACACATATCATATT